AGCACCAGTCAAATTCAAGGGGACTGGATTCTATTCGACAGGAGGATAATGAAAGATTCTAATTGGGATTTAGACTTACGTGATGGAGAGGCAGGAGAAAGTAAACTTGCTGACCTATTACGTATGGATACTATAGAAGTTAAGACAGATAGACGCTGGAAAGATACAGGCAACTTATTTATTGAGGAGTCTTGTTTCTATCAAGGTAGTGGACAATGGGAGCCATCAGGACTATCAGTAAGCAAGGCTACGCATTGGGCATTTATCATCGAGGGTAATGTCATCATAGTCACTAGGGAGCATTTAATGAACGTGGTTATGGATTATGGCAGACCTATTGAGAATAAACAACCACCTAATCAATCTAAGGGGCATCTCATTACGCCTGAACAATTAATAAATTATACTAAATTAAAGAACGAACAGTTTGATAGGGCTGGGGAATCATATAAGAACAGACAGGAATACTCGGTCTGATTAAAAGCAGGTTAGTCTTCATCAGCCCTATCATCATTCCAATTTTCGTCTTGTTGCTCTACCACTTCGGTCTCAAGATTATCGTCGACAGTCTCTTCTTTGTCTGGAAAATCTTGGTCTAGCCAAGGTCTGAAGCCACCAATTCGATTAATTAGTTTCTTGATAGCACGATTATGGCGCATACGTACAGCATCCTCGCTACCTATACTCATCTCAGTAGCGATAGTGCCATAGTCCATAGATTCAGCGTACTTATAAAATAATACAGTCCTATCCTCTGTGTTAAGTTTATGGTACGCTTTATCTATTTCTAGCATCATTACCATAAGATTACCACCCTCTGCTGGAGCAGGAGGTTTAGAAGGACCAGTTAAATTTAACTTATGACTTACACCATGTTCACCACGAATTACAGATGGCAGCAACGCTTCAACCATATCTGATTCATAATAAAACACATCAGATGTTTCATAGCCCGCTGACTTGGCTTTCCATCTTTGACAATAATCCAAAGCCTCATTACGTAAAGAACGATAGATTAAATTCTTAGCATCTTTCTCACCAATAGATTCCCACTCGGATAATTTATTTGGATGTTCTACAAACCATTGATAAAGGGACTGCTTGATATCGTCTAGTTCGACCATATCATATTTTTTATGATACTCGGATGACACAGCGATAACAATGTAGTCCCATTTTTTTATCTTTTCCCAATCCATTACTTCCACAACTTCCCATCAAATACAAATGAACCGTCCATATTTACTGGCACAAGATGTGGTACAACTTTGTTACCATCTACATACAGCACGCCGAATCCTTTATGCCATGTAAACAATCCACCACGAATATATTTAGCAAACTTAAAGTCCATTAGACAACCAACTTCTAATCCCCAAATAGTTTTAGGATGTCCACCAAAATATGATTGTGTGTAATGTGTTAAGCCCATACGGTGCGTGTGTCCACAGACAACACTCATACCTGCACGTTTTGCAAGTCCAAGTGCGGTAGCACCAGCGGTAGGTTGCACATTACCCTCATCCCCGTGTAAAAGTAGCCAATTTGGGGCTAATTCATAGGGTTTTTCGTGGTATTTTATGCCTAAATTGTCCAGTTTTAAGAAGTTTTTCAACTCTAATTCTGGTAATCCAGCAAGTCCAGGTGCTCTCATCTTGATAGTATTAAATAATCTATCTGTATGATTAGAGCGAATCATATGTTTAATCTTTAATGATTCAAGTACACGATAAGTTTCATCTCTATCTTTACCAATAGATTTTTCGTGTTCTAACTCGGTGCCCTTACTCCATTTTGAAATCGTCTGCATATCCATTTCATCTCCCACCGATACTACTTCATCAGGCTTATAGGATTTAATGAAGCGAGACAATACAGATACTGCCTTTTTATCGTGGTAAGGTACTTGTAAATCTGACACGCAGACTATGATTTTCATTTCTTTTTGGCTCGTCTCTTATTCTCTAGTCCCACGTTCTTCTTCTTAGATAGAACTCGTAGGTTGGATATTTTATCGTTGCCTTTACGACCACCATTATCTTTATGGTCTACTTCTTGATTACGTTTTAACTTTTTGCCAGTTGCTTTTTTGTAATCGAGTCTTGCCTTATTCGTAGATGTAGTTTCGGTAGAACCGTCTTTCTTTTTGCGTTTGATAACGTAAATTGGACGACCACCATTTTGCTTGCTTCCCTTGTAAGGTCCAAAGATTTTCACTTCTCCCATTGTCCTCTCAGTACTAGCAATCCTATGATTGCGTAGTTTGCCATATCTTTAAAAGAATCCTCTAGGGATTCATGTTCTGGGTCTTTACCACTATCAACTAAGTTATTGATACGTGCTAACTTGTCATGCATACGAACCCTCAACCCATTAACTGGTCCACCAGGTGAATCAGATATATTCTTTGGTCCGTAATCATTATGTTTAGATAACAGTAAGTCTAATAGTTCTTGGAACGTTTGACCTACTTCATACTCGAAAGTAGTATTACTTGATGTCATCATCATCCCCCTTGTATTTGTTTTCTTCTTCTAATAAATCTATTAAATCTTCATCAATGGAAGCCATGTGTTCATGGATTATCATATCTTCTATGAAGCGTTTCATTTTACCAGGATTAGTTTCAGCGGCATATAGAGTGGCATAAGTTGATTGAGTAATCTCCTTGATATCATCTGGCCTATCTGCATAATTATACAAGCATCTCAACAGAGAACCTATCATGAGTTGATACCCACTAGGTAATATTAACTTTGGGTCAAAGGGTTCTTCACCAGAGTCATCAAGCAAATGGTCTGTTGCTTCAAAAATATTGTCAAAATGTTGACCACACAATTTGCAATTAGGTATCTTCCTATATTTCATTTAGCCCCATCTTTTCTCTGATGTAGTTCGCTCCATGTTTGACATAGGCACTATTAACATCTTCTCCATCCTCCATTGATATGATAGTAACTGGAAGTTCTCTCGATAAGGATGTCGCAAATTCTTTTCCTGGTTGGTCTCCATCAGCAAAGACAAAAACTCTTTCAAAATCAGCAAGCAATCTTGTGTAATGTTTCTTCCAAGAGTTTGCTCCAGGAACACCAACACATGGAATTCCTACCATGCTTGAAAGAGTAAGCGTATCAATCTCACCCTCACATACACCAATAAAATCCCCTGCTCTTTCTATATCTAATACGTTGTACATCTTGGTTTCTACTCCAGTCATTCCCATGTACTTAGGTTCAACAGCAGGATTAAGAGAGCGAAAACGCAAATCGACAACACCAGTCTTGGTAATATACGGTATTGATAATCGTCCTTGGAATGCTTCATGTCCGACATCAGGCTCCACGACTACGCCTAATCGAGCCAGCCGTGCTGCCTCCCTTGTTATTCCCCTGCTTGCGAGGTAATCTTCCGCCTGAAAGATGTTTACTGCGTACTTGGCCGTAGCCAAGTCCAGCAATTCCCTCTGCAAATGATTTTGCTTCACGAATATCAATCCTCTCCTGCTTTGCTATAATCTGTAAACTATTGCCACTCATACCACAAGCGAAACAGTTAAAGATATTTTCTCTTGTATTAAAACTTGCCGAACTATGTGTGTCGTCATGGAACGGACACTTAAGATTAACCTGTCCAGATGTTCTTGTAGGGTTGGCACCGTAGTGCTTAAGTACCGCTACAATATCTGGCATATCATCAACTAAAGACATCACCTAACCTTAGTACTAAATAAGAATCTGCTATTGATTTTCCTCTGGCTTTGATGACAACCGCTGGAAGAACTGCTTCCCTTTTAATGCCTCTTGCTTTCGCATAATTTGTTGCTTCAACCTGAGCCTCTTTGGTCCAACCAGATAGGTCAATGCGACCTGATTGACCTGGTGCCTTGGCTTCGATAACGCCGATGGATGAGAAGAAATCTTCCCTGACCACAACATCTCCCTCATCTCGTGCACCTGTTCTTGCAAGTCTCTCACTATCGTATCCAATTCGTCTAAAATAATCTCGTAAGTCGGTTTCAAATGTTGCTCCTCTAGCCTTGTGGCTTTTTCTAGTTGTCATGAGTTTTCAGGTATATCCTCTACATACATGTATTCAGGATTGAACGCTAACCATGTCATTAGTGTTCCACCAGCATCCGCTCTACCGTATCTATTCTTGACTGACGCCACGCCCAAAGATGTGCCAACAGTACCAAGTGTACAAATAAGAGCGGGTAGTTGCGATACTTTACCTTGGATTGCAGAGCGAGGTTGACAAGGGTTCCCAGGAATTGCCTCAGACGTGTGATGTAGTACAACAACCGCAGCGTTAGTAGCCCTTGCAAGATATTTCAACTCCTTCATAATTGCTCTCATAGAGGCAAATTCCTCACCACCATCTGTGGCTACATCCATTAAGTTATCTAAAATTATAAGTGTTGGTGCACAACCCCACAACTCTTCAAACGCCTGAACTTCCTCGTCGATATCTTGCAGGGTTGGCGATGATTCAAACGACCAGATTATATGACTGCCTTTTTGTAGGACTGCCCTAGTCCATCCAACATCAGTATTAAGTTTCTGTTCTACCTCTGTTTGATTTTTACCAGATATCATTGACGCTAGGCGCATGGCCATAGTATGTGCATTGGTATCAGCGGAGATGTAAAGAGTCGGAACATTGGTTTTTAATGCTAGTGCTAGAGCAAGTGTTGACTTGCCTGCACCTGGAGCACCAGCAAACATAGAAACTTCTGAACGCCGTATTATAATTTTGTTCGCTTCAAATGATTTAAAACAAGAAGGTAGGGGTTCCCCTCCAATAGATGCTCTACCTACTGACCTGACAAGTGTACGCATTATTAGCCCCTACCTAATTGTTAAAACGGAAATTGTTCGTCTATTAATTTACTGGCTTGCATTGGTCTGCGCCCTGTGGCATTGGACAGACCCACATTGCGTAAGGATTCCCCGTCTTGCTGGAGATTCCCGACTTGTACTTCCTCGCCCCGTGCTGACATGTCGGACCCGCTGAGGTAGCGGATGGAGCCGATGCCTGGGGTGGAGTTGAGGACTGCGGAGGCCTTGTGCTTGTAGTGGTACTTGGCGTCGATAAAGGGGCGGAGTTACTCGCACCCACCACCAACTTTCCAACAGCGGCAATTTGAGTCGAGTAATCCCCAATGCCCTCTAGTAAAACACTTAATTCATCAGCAGTATTTGCTCTGATATTTATCATATCTCCACCAGGAGTTTTATATGATACTTGTAACTTCCAATCTTCTGCCATTTATCCTTCTTTCTTTGTCGAGAATTGACAATGAGCGGTTAGTCCGCACATGTACTGACAAGAGTTTGTGTTGGGCAAGAATATACCTGCCTTCCTAGCCTTGTCAAAACCTTTAACTAGGAACTCCATCTTGTCGTATGTGTATTCCGACAAGTCAACCATCTCAACGGTATTGCTACCACGAGACATATAGTAATTACCCCAGTTAGCAGTTATGCCAAAGGTTTGCTCTAGTCCCAATTTATAGAAACCAAGTTGCAAAGTACTGCTTGGAGTATTTTTTGATGTCTTTAAATCAACTATTACTAGATGACCATCAACATCAAAAACTCTATCTATAACCATTTTAATTGGTACATCAGCCACTACTGGCATTAGTTCCAATTCAATTGCAGGTCGTCCATCTGGTGCTGTCCAAATTTTCCAATTAGGATTAGTTTTACGCCAAGCAATATATTGCTCAACCCAGACAGGTCCTGACTTCTGCCAAAAATCAACATCTTCTTTATTGGGAAGTAATTTGGTAGCCTTGCCACCTATGCGAGCATTGGTTAAATCTATACCTTCAGATTCCTTTGCCCATGCTTTTTCCCATAATGATTGACTCATAGATTTTCCCTATCGTACATTTCTGTAGCCAAGTGAAATGCTGAACCACCAACAGACCAAACAGATGGTTCTTCTTGTTTTTCCAAAAGCCTTCCAAGGTAGTACTGATACCCACAAGTTAAATAGGTACTAAAAGCACTATAGGATATATGCTCTGGTAATGTATATTCTTCTAGTTCTATCGACATAGATGTAATTATACACTTGTGGATAACTTATGTGGGTACGTTAGATAGCAACGTTCCCTTATAATCTATTGGGTAGTGTATAATTGATAT